AATTCGATTCCTCTTACAGGTGCTCCCAATACATTCAAAACTTGTGTATACAGTTTGTCACGTTCTGCGGGTGATATAATTGTTGACGACATAATAATTTACTATTTTAAATAAATAGTTTATATTTTACAATATGAGCAATAAATTAAACGAATTATTCCACATTACAGGTAAAAACGACTTCGAATTCACTTATAAAACTGAAGGAGATGATAATTTTATTGGATTAGATATAGATGCTAAAAAAATTTTAATTAACATTGTTAACCCTGAAGATGAGGAGTTGAATATTATGATTCAAGATACAATCAATACAATTAAAGCAAACTTTTGATTAAATCCTTGCTGAAAGATTCGGAAAATTCTCCGTCACCCATAACTTGGTCAATTATATTTTTCTTCTTTTGTAGAATATTATAAATTATTTTTTCTACTGTATTTTCGAAAATGGGATAATATACTAATACACTATTCTTTTGGCCATATCTGTAAGCTCTATCTTCCGCTTGACTATGATGCGCAGGAACAAATGATAGGTCATTCATAATCACAACTTCTGCAGCCGTTAAAGTGATACCTACACCACCAGCTATAATATTAGAAATAAAAACTTTTATTTTGTCTTCGTTCTGAAATTTATCCACAGCTTCCTGACGTCTTTCTTTACTCATACGGCCATCTAAGACTACTGAATTTTTTTTGTACTTTTCATTTAACATATCCAAAGTCATTGTGAAATTTGTAAAAACAATAACCTTTTTACCTTGATCTAAACATTTATCAATTAACTCACAAGTTGATGGTATTTTTTCATAAGATATTAATTGTCTAATTTTCATTAAACGATTAATTGTTACACTCAAAGTTTCTTTGTCTTTATTATCATTTGTTATTCTTGTAAACTCCTCTAACTCTTCATCGTACATTTTACTTGTCAGTTCCAAAAATACGGGTGTAATAATTTTTTCAGGAAGATCTAATATATCCGTTTTCATTCTCCTGAGTACTATATTTTTAGTTCTCTCTCTTAGTTCATCTAAATTACTAGCTCCACTGGTGTTCCAAACTTTACGATTACCAACTCTGAACTGATAACCTTTACAATATCTACGGACATAAGACTGCCAATTTAATGTTAATGGAGAATCAACAATTTTCAATAAGTTAAAATAGTTAATAGGTCTAGATGTCATTGGTGTTCCTGTTAATAACCAAACTTTAGGAATTTTTTCAAGTACATCATTCAAAAGTCTTGTTCTGTTAGCGGTAGAATTTGAGATATAATGAGCTTCATCTACAATTGCTAAGTCAAAATTTGCATGAACTAATAGTTTATAATCTTCACTATCTTTACTTTTTTCAGTTGTATGATAATTTTTAATTATGTCATAGTTTATTATATAGAAGTCGAAAGTAGATCCCCACTTACGACCTTCAACAATTAACACTCTTCTATCTGTGTAATTTTTAATTTCTCTTTCCCAGTTAATTTTTAAAGAAGCTGGACATACAATTAGAATCTTCTTTGCTTCACTCTCTAACGAAGCAATAACTGCAGAGGTTGTATTGTGAGTAACAATACAATGTTCAGCCACATATAGTTTATCAGGTGAATCAACTGATATACATATTGCCTCACCCTTTCTTTCTAATTCTATATTTTTTATATATCTACCAACTTTATATTTTTTGGGTGGATTATATAATATTTTCTTTCTTTCCATTTTGAATGGATTCATATCCCCTTGTAATTTAATATTAACACGATATGCAATTTTTCCTTCTTTTTTTATTCCTTTGTATGTGTATTTTGGAATTCTACTCGATTTACGAGCAATGCCACCTAAACTATGTACTATTTCAATTACATCATCGACTAATTTTTCAGATATCGAACAGAATTCAGTTCCTGTAAATTCATTATCTTTTCTTGATTTATTACAAGTACCATCAGTATCCATCAAACCTTGTAATATACTTAATCTATCTTCAATACTACTAAATTTATATATTTCAGGAATAAATTTATCAATTGAAGTACATCCCATTAATTCTAATTCTTTTAAATTTTTGATTAAAGAATTTCCACTGCTAATTTTAGTTACAATAGTATAATCACAATTATCTCCTTTTGTTTTTTTTATATCCAAATCTTCAGGTAATATTTCTTTTATATAATTTATAATTTCATTATCAATGTTACTAAATCTGATTGATTTACCTGAAATACCTCCATCACCTATCAATAGTCCAAGTAAATAAGGATTTATCGGAAGTTTATTTTGATAATCAAAATTTATAGGTTTAACAATTGGTATTTGCCATTTTGGTTGATTATTTTTAGAAATATAATATGTTGATTGTAATTTATTATTTTTTCCTATATTCCTCTTTAATTGTAATGTATCGTCTAATAATTGTTTTGTGGTTAAATCAATTGTTAATGTTTTTCTTGAATTACTATTATTACCGTTTGCTCTTGTTGAAACAGTCCAAATATGTTCATCACAACATAAAATAGAATAACCATCATTAAATGTAACACGGTATAAATCTTTTATTTTTTGTGGAAAAACACCTGTTACATTATATGAATTACCATCACTTCCAATTACTTTATCTCCAATAGTAAGTTCTCCAATTTTTTTTGTTCCATTTGGAGTATAAATTTTAGTATTACTTTCTAATGCTTTTCCCAAACCCATGTCATCGGCGAGAATAAACTTATTATTTGCTAATAACTTTTCAATAGCAATTTTCTGGTGGTCCATCGGAGGTCTAACAGAATATTTGGAATAATCGATTACACGATTTAATTTTTTCTCTTCCTGAACAATAGCGGACTTTGGTAACCATAACGCGTGATTTTGTTGACTATCAATAATTTTACCCCATATATGATAAGCTTTATCCGATTCACATAATAATTTTTCACACCATATTTTCTCAGGAGTTTTAGGTAATAATCTATCTTCCATAATTTTTTCACCAAAAGTACTAACAATATCGATATATTTTCTAGCGACCTTAGGTGTTACATTATGAAATTTTAAAACATAATCCGATTGTGGTCTTGTTAAGTTAAAAGACTTTTGATTTTTGAATTTATTTTTCCAATCCAATAATTGATTATTCGAACCTTCATATGTTTCTAATATATTTCTTGCTTCAATTTCAGGAATTAACGTCTCCATATTATATATAATATATACAAAAAGAATGAAAACTTGTAGTATTTATTGGAATGGATAATAGATTACCAATCACAAGATTAAGTAAGTTTTTTGGTCAAGATGATTTTGATTTACAAGTTAGAATGGGTCAAGAATATTTACAAGGTGATTTGAATATGAAAATTGTACTTTACAGGGTTGATAGACAAAAAACCGATATTGATGATGTTTATTTGGAAGCAGGTACAGATCAAATAAAATATTTCCCTCCTGTTGAATTTAGGGGTTTAGTTAAAATTGATCCACCTAAAAACGAAACATATAAAGATGGTTTAATTAGATATTTGGAACCAGGTAATATTACAATTTCCACATATCAAAAACAATTGGACGAATTGAAAATAGATATCAGATATGGTGATTATTTGGGTTATGCTGAGTCTGAAACAAAAATGAGATATTATGTTGTAGTTAATGATGGTAAAGTGGTTTCAGATAATAAACATAATATGTTTGGATATAAACCATATTATAGAACAATAATAGGGTCTTTTGTACAAGATGTACAATTTAGAGGAGTTTAATATGGCAACAGCAAAAAGAAAAAAAAGTTTATCAGTCTACAATTCTAACCAAGGTATGTACCGTAGGGAAGAGTTGTTGAAGATGTTGACTACAAATCAAACTAAATTACCACAAGGTATTTTACATGATGATTTGGATAGAGGGTTTTTAGATTACGTCAAGTCCAATTATGTGATTATATCGGATGGGGAACAAATTCCTATCATTGAAAGAATTATGACAATTCAGAGATGGGGGGAATATACTCAAAACTGGCAGTTTAGTGATGGGGATGGTAATATTGAAATTCCTTTTATTGCAATAATCAGAAATCCTGAAGTTGTTTATGGAACACATCCGTCGAATGCATTTAATGTACCACAAAATGAACTTTGGTATTATGCCGCAGTACAAAATTGGAATGGAACTACGTTAGGTGCTGATGTTTATAAAATCCCTCAACCAACACCAGTTGACATAAAATATGATGTGACAATTATATGTTCTAAATTTAGGGATTTAAATTCAATGAATAAAACCGTTCTTGAAAATCTTACAAGTATGCAGGATTATCAAGTTATTAATGGCCATTATATTCCAATTATGTTAGATAGTATTACAGATAGTTCACCTATCAATACTGTTGAAGGTCGTAGATTTTACGTACAAACTTATAAGTTTTCATTATTAGGTTATTTGTTGGATCCTGAGAAGTTCGAGGTTACTCCTGCTATTAGTAGAACTTTAATTTTTACTGAAGTACCGAATGACCAACCGAGTAAAACAGTCAACCAAATTGCCAATTTGGACATTATAACTGTTAATTTTAGTGCCGATGGACATGACACTGTTTTCAATGTAAATGAAAATATTGGAATTTTACTTTATGTAAAAATTAATGGTCTAACTCAGGAACAAAATATTGACTATTACTTTATAAACGGAACATCAAGAATTGTTTTTTCCGAATCTCCAATTGAAGGTTCCGTAGTTTCAGTTGTTTATATTAAAAGTTTTAGTACTGTATTAATGGATCCATTTGGTAAAATTATAAATGTGGGTAAGGATTATTATACATACACTGGAGGTACTCCTGAATTTATTATTAAAAATCCTTTACTAGAAATTATTAGTGTGGATGTCAATGGTTTAACTGAAATTCAAAATTCAGGTTTTCAAATTTTGGGGAACAATTTAATAACAATGAGTTACAATCCTGTAATCGGTTCAAAAATAGGTATTATATATTTATATTAATATGCCAAACGTTATAACCGATATTACTCAAACCAATCTACAATTACCAAATAGTAAAATATTTCAAATAGATATTGAAAATTTTATTTATACGGGAGGAACTACTTCTTTTACTGTCACTAATTTAATTAAAGGAGTAATTAGTGTTAATATTAACGGTTTAGACAATAACACATCTGTTGGATTTTTTACAATTAATAAAAATACTGTTACTTTTAATGATACATTAGATATACCATCCACTGTTTCAATAAAATATTCTTTTTAATTATTCTCCATAGATATCTTTCTTTTTAGGTTTACAGCTATCTTCAATCCATTTTTGTATAACCTTGTATATTTTGAGTCCTTTTTCGTCACAGTAGTTTTTAATCATTTCATGATGTTTTTTACTGATTTTAACATTTTTCATCTCATTTTTCATTGTTAGATAGAAAAAGATACTTTTTTATCTTTTATATTGAAGATACGGAAATCTTTGAATAAAATAAAGATATTTATTGAATAAGAAATAAAAATTTTAAATTAAATACAATCAATGGCAACTTCAAACAACACATTTGTCTCACCAGGTGTTTACACATCTGAGGTAGATTTGACCTATGTAGCTCAAAGTGTCGGAGTAACGACACTAGGTTTAGCGGGTGAAACAATGATGGGACCAGCTTTCGAACCTATTCTAATTCAATCATGGGATAGTTTTCAATCAACTTTTGGTTCAACTAATCCAATGTTAGATGGTAATGGTAATCCGTCTTATGAACTACCTTATGTAGCTAACTCATACTTACAAGAATCTAATCAATTATTCGTAACGAGAGTTCTTGGTTTAACTGGTTATAAACCATATAATACTTTTTCAATCAAGACTTTAGGTGGTGTGATTGTTGATAAAACAACATACACAACAACTACAGGTATTACTTTCAGTGCAGATACAATAAACCACGAACAATCTAGTTCAATTTATAATGAACTATCAGATAAAACAGCTTATAATGGTTTAAGTGTAACAGATTACATCTATCAAATTGCAAGCGGTTATACATCATCAGATAATGGTAAATGGTTCACAATTGGTTTAGTTCCAAGTACTATTGTAAATTCACAGTCAGGAGCAGAAGTGAAAGGTCCTGTTGCAGGTAATTTCACAGTAAACAATTATAATAACAAAGAATGGTATAATGTTTATTATCATCAATCGGGTGCTAGCGATTCAACAATCGATGGTGTTTATTCTTATATTTTTGTTTACAACAATACTGGTAACACATTTAATGTTGAAAGATTTAAGTACCCTGCTGAACTTAATAGTGATTATGCTGGTAACGTAGTTTTGTCTTTAAGATCTAGAGGTCATTATGACAATACAAATACATTAGATCTTGAGGTTGCAGGTGATACTGCTTTTCAAAATGTAGTGACAACTTCATCTAATAACATCGAGGTTAATCCTTTTGCGGAATTTACATTAAATGTAACAGGTTCAACTTTATCAGGTGGAACTTCTTTTACGTTATCAATGGACAGTTCAAGTAGTCAATATGCTTCAAAAGTTTTAGGTGTTGCCCCTTTTGATAAATCTTATTCCACTTTCCCATTATATGTTTATGAAATTTATGATAATTTCTTAGTAGATGCATATGAACAAGGTTTTGTTAGAGGTTTGGATATGAATACTTATCAACATATTGATGATGGAGATAGTAAAGATGATTTCTTAACTGAATATATTAAACCAGTTTCTCCATTTGTTGTTTCAGAAGCAAGAGGTGGTGTGGTTCACAATTTGTTCCAAGTATTACCAATCGCGGATGGTGATTCTGCAAACTATCAAATCAAGATAACTATACAGAATGTTAATGTTTCTACTGGTGACTTCGACTTAATTGTTCGTGATTTTAACGATACTGATGATAATCAGGTGGTTTTAGAATCTTGGACAAGATGTAATATGGATCCAAGTTTAACTACATATATTGGATTAAAAATTGGTACTTCAGATGGTAATTTCCCATTAAAGTCCAACTATATTATGATTAGTTTAGACTCTAATGCACCATCAGATGCGTTTCCTGCTGGATTCCAAGGATTTGTTGCTAATAACACTTTCTCAGGTTATAACAATGATGGTAGTGATGCAACAGGTAAAACTGGTAGTGTAATGTATAAAACAGAATACTTCAATGCAGGTGATGTGTATTCTTATAATCCTGATGGTAGTCCTAATATTTCAAGTGGTGATATTTTGAGAAAAGTTACTTTAGGTCTATTCTCTTCAGCAACTTCGGCTCAACCTACATCTTATGATAATAGTTTATTTCAATATAAAGGAAAATCTGCTGGACAACAAACGAAAGGTTTCCACTTGTCAGTAAATGCATCAAGTATTACTGATACAGATGGTAACTATCTATTTGAAACTACTCCATATGATTTGGAAGGTCAATCAGGTACCAATAACCCTCTAACTAATAAAAGTTATTGTAAATTTACTTTTGCAGTATGTGGTGGGTTTGATGGTTGGGATATTTACAGACAATCAAGAACTAATACAGATGGTTATATCTTTGGTAAACCATTGTATACCGCTTGTAATACAAATAACGGTGGTGTATTCAGTTCTAGAATAGGCAACTCTGATTACTACGCTTATTACAAGGGTATTCAAACTTTTGCAAACCCTGAAGCAGTTGCCATTAATGTGTTTGCAACTCCTGGTTTGAATTTCAATGATCATTCTTCATTAACAACTTTGACAATTGACATGATTGAAGTAGATAGAGCAGACTCTATCTATATTATTAATTCACCAAATTATAATACTTCACAACAAGTTATTTCAGCTTACCAAAAAATAGGGTATGATAGTAATTATTCAGCAATTTATTTCCCTTGGATTCAAGTGTTGGATACTTATAATTCTACACAAATTTATATTCCACCAACAGGTGAAGTTGTAAGAAATATAGCATTAACCGATAATGTTGCATATCCTTGGTTTGCGTCAGCTGGTTATACTAGAGGTTTAGTAAATTCTAAAAAAGCAGCTTTCAAATTGACACAAAGTGATAGAGATTTACTTTACACTAACGCAATTAACCCAATTGCAACATTTTCTGATACAGGTACAATTATTTTTGGTAATAAAACTTTACAAATTAGGGATTCAGCTTTGAACAGATTAAATGTAAGAAGATTGTTATTACAAGCTAGATTATTAATATCTGCAGTAGCTGTAAGATTGTTATTTGAACAAAATGACGATACAGTTAGACAAGAATTCTTAAGATTAGTAAATCCAATTTTAACCCAAATACAAAAGGAAAGAGGTTTAACAGATTTCCGTGTAACGGTATCTAGTGATCCTTCTGACTTGGATAATAATTTGTTGAGTGGTAAAATCTACATCCAACCTACTCGTTCTTTAGAGTTTATAGATTTGGAATTTGTTATTACACCAACGGGTGCATCATTCGAAAATGCATAATTTGGAAGAATATTAAAAAGAATAAAGGGGGGTGTTAAAACATCCCCTTTTTTAATTTGTGTTGTTCCATATGACATTTTCTACAATACCATATAACATCAATTGGTTTATTATAATCGGTATGATGGGCTTCACTTTTTTCATCACCACAAATACTACAAGGAAGTTTGGTTAATTTTCCCCTTTTTACATAGACATGTAAGTAAGCTCTGGCATTCGATTTCATTTTCTCTTCTTCTGACAGTTCACTATAATTTTTTCTATGTAGTTTTGTATTCTCTGCTTTACATTTTCTACAATATCTTTGTCTCCCAACTAACTCATTTTCAATTGGTTTATCACATTTGCTACATGTTAATTTATATATACCTTTAGGGTTTCTTATTCTCATAATCTATTTTTAAATAAATATGTTAATGTGGAACATTATTGTGATTTGTGGAACAAATATAAGAAAAAAAATGATACCCAGTATACTAGACTAGTATATTATAGATTTATTTGAGGTATTAATTAATTAATTAGAAATTTAAAGTATTTAATTATAATAGAGATAATTAATATTATTGATTAAAAAGTATTTAAAACTGGTTCTAGTAAAAAACTACGGAAAAAAAATGACAAAGTCAAGTATTTCCCGAAAAAAATTTATTTTTCAATATACATATATTTATAAGAAACAGAATAATTAAAACAAAATTTTAAAAAAAATAGAAAATGGCAGATTTATTAATGAAAATGCCGGTTCCATATGAACCGAAAAGGGAAAACCGATTTATCGTTAGATTTCCATCATCAATGGGTATTAACGAGTGGTATATTACTTCATCTCAAAGACCTAGTGCTAAAATCAATACAGTTGCAATACCATTTATCAATACTTCAACATATGTTGCAGGTAGATTTGAATGGAATACAATGAAAGTTAAATTTAAAGATCCAATTGGTCCTTCAGCAGCACAAGCTCTAATGGAATGGTTCCGTTTACATGCTGAATCTGTTACAGGTAGAATGGGATACGCTGCTGGTTACAAAAAAGATATTGATTTAGAAATGCTTGATCCGACAGGAGTTGTGATTGAAAAATGGATTTTACAAGGTACTTTCTTAACTGATATTAACTTTGGTGATTTAGATTACTCAAGAGATGAAATTGCATTTATCGATTGTACTTTACGTCCTGATAGATGTATTTTAGTTTACTAAAATTATACTATAAAAAAAATACATATTAACCGATATCCTATTTTGTGGGTATCGGTTTTTTTATTTAAAATCTTTACTTTATCATAGTTATTATATAAATTGATATTATGGAAGAATCACTTAAAATTGACCCAACAATACAGTATGATGTGGTACCATTACCATCTCAGGGAATTTATTATAAAAACAAAAAGAAATCATTAAGGGT